GTCTCTTTTTAGTTAAGCTAGGATTAGATCGGGTGGAGGGAGTGTCAAAGGGCACCACAAATGCTCCACCCCTGGATGCTTTGGGAAATCCAACCCACTCTGTTCCATGTCCAATGAAAGAGGTCGAACCACCGCCATCGAGGCTGACGGGATACCCAGACTGAGGACCAGTAATCCACCCACCCATGTCCATTGGGAGGAAAGGATTGGACGGTATAACGACTCCACCTTGTTTTTTCTCAGGTAATTTTTCATTCTTCTTCTTAGATTTGTTCTTATGCTCTACTATTAATTGCTCCTCTTCTTTATCAATTTCCTCCAGTCTAATCTGTATCTCTTTGTATCTAGGCAGATCAAAAACCTCTTGTCCATGTATTTCCATCAATCGATCTTCTTCCTCTTCTAAATCTATCTCCTCTTTTACTAATAAACCTCTCTTTGTCTCATACTCAGTATCTGCTTTTCCTCCCTTAAGCACTGTACCAAATTTATCCGATTCTTCATCATCCTCTCCTCTCAGTGCTTTAAGACCAGTAGCAGCAAGCCAAACAGCACCAGCACCTGCTAATAATACAGCAGCAGCTTTAGGTCGTTTAAGAACAAATGCTACAAGACCTTTGAGTAAACTCCATACACCAGTAAAGAGACCCTTCAGCATTGGTATCAATCTACCTTTCCTAAAGAGACCAATAACTCCTTGTAAAGCAAGAGATACTGTAGCACCTGGAGCAAACAATAATCCTAATGCTGTGAGGAATTTTACTAAACCAAACAGACCCTCAAATGATACTGGATTCTCTAGGAAATCAGTGATTCCGTCGAGTCCCATATTAACCAGTCCAGTGACTGCCCAGACTATAAACTTACCAAGAGATGACATGAAGTCAAGAAACTTCTTAACCTTCTTCTGATTCTCTTTCTTACCTAACCAGTTAAAAACAGCATATTGTACAAAACCTACAAATATTGCTTCTAATGCTTTTGCTATACCTTCGAAGAATCCTAAGGCACCTTTAGCAGCTTTAATCAGAGTACCACCAAATCTCCCTAATAGACTTGCCTTTTGATTATCTTCTGCATCCTGATCCTGCCTCCGATTCATCAACTTCTTGAGGGCATTCTCCTTCTTCTTCCTATCTGCTAATTTCTGATTCTCTATCTTACTATGCTTCTTAGATATATCCTCTTGCTTACTAATCTGATGCTTAATACCTTTAGCAAAGTTCTTATTCATGTCAGCAGCAATGAATGCGATACTGTTGATAGTACCGCCAAGACTATTCATTGACTTGACAAGATTACCCATGCCACCAGTACCCTCACCTTTAGGGGGTGTTACCATTTTGTAAAGAGTAGGTCTTTCTGTTGCCATTTACTTAAACATATGGATATGAGGGTTTACAGAGCTATAATGTACTTTTGGTGATGGTGCTGGAATTCTCTTAGTCTGTACAACTGGTTGAGTAACATGAACAACATGGGTATGCATTTGGATTTCTTTAACCCTTCTAACCTTACGTTCAGACAACTCAGTCATTGTAGTATTTATTTCAGTAATATTGATCTTTTCTCTCATCTTCTCCAATCTATATGGTGTCTGATCCACAAGATCAGTCATCATATTCATATAAGCAGGCAACTTAGTTGCTGGTTTCTTATGATCCTTACCCTGTGCCCAACTTGCTAATGGTGCATGACCAACATAACCACCTTCACTATAAGGTTTACCCTTCTCATCTCCTTTTTTATTTGGATTACCAAACTCAAAGAATCCTGCGTCAGGATGACGTGCAACAGGTCTCTCTTTAAAGTCTGGTTTTAAGAAATTTTCTTCTCCCTCTTTCTTCCTTGGGTCTGAAGGTCCTTCACTATCACCCAATAAAGCTTTAGCAAGTGGATCTTTCCACATATAGAAACCACCCTTCTGGGGGAATTCCATTTGTTCCGAAGCAGCTGCTAATGCATCTCCAACTTTAATACCTGCCCACTCACCTAACATTGCACCTGCAATACCACCAAGCATTGATCCCCAACCTTGTGCTCCTGGTATTAGTGATGCAGCAGTGAAACCAACACCATATCCTATAAAACTACCTAGTGCTTTAGATATTACATTAAGAGGTGACTCTCCAGCATAAGCATAATCAAATACTGCAAAAGCAGCATCAATAAGAATATCAAGTGGTCCTACACCTAAATTACCTGCTACCTTTGCTTTATTAACACCAGGAGCATCACTGACTAGGGTCTTCCATTGCTTAAAAATATCATTATTTTTTATATTATCAAAGACAGTAGAAAGAGCTTTAGGATCTTTAGTAAGAGTATTTAATTTCTTTGTTAATGGATTAGACTCGATGGCACCATCTATCATGGGTTTCATCTTATCAGTTATAACTTCCATTAACTTCTTAGGATCAGTAAGAAGATCTTTAGCATCTTTCAGTTTCTGACCTATATTAGCACCCATATCATATAATTTACCTGGAGCAGACTTTATACCATCTTCTAACTTCCTATAATGCTTCATCACCCATCCACCCAACTCATCAAGTTGTTTCATTGTGGGAACTATAACCTTGTCCCACATGAACTTACCAGTCCATTTAACACCCTCTACAGTCTTATCTTTAGCATAAACTAAAGCATCTCTCGTTTTTGGAACAGCAGTCTCCCTCACCCACTTACCAAGACTCTCCCACATACCAGGATTGGGTTTTTTACCGTCTATTGGTTTAGTCTTTACTTGCTCAACAACATTCGTTACAACCTCCTGAAATGGTTTAACAGCCTTGTTATCAATAGTTTTAGCAGCACCTTTAACTAAATTCTCTGTCTGTTCTTTAACAAGTTTCGGATCTACCTTCTTAATAGTTTCAGTAGTCTTCTTAACAACTGTCTGTGTACCTTCTACAATACCTTTCCGTGCCCTAGTTACATTGTCAGAAAGTTGCTTAAGATACTTCTGCCTTCTAATCTTTTTCCACTTTTGATTTCTAGCTTTTACATCCTTAGGATCAAACTTTGGTTTACCATCAGGACCTTTTGGTTTACCATCAGGACCTTTTGGTCGTCCTCTAACTCTTCCACCTCCACTTGCTTCAGCAGCAGTTACTGCAGCACCAAGTGCTGCCATAGCTTTGACATCACCAACTATCTTCCATGGCATAAGGAGTCTAGATACTGCCCATAGACCTGCCAATCCCCCAAGTATTTGGAGACCACCAACCATGGTGTCAAATATATTCTCCAATTTACTCTTAGTTGGATCCCAAGTGAAGACCTTGGTGACACCATCCATCAAATTACCAATACTATTCGATGTCAACCACCAAGCAAATTTGCCTAATGCTGATATAAATTTAATGAATTTGTCTATTTTCTCTTTATTCTGTGGATCACCTATCCATTTAAAGACAGCATAAGTGATAACAGTCTGTACAAACCACTTTAAAGGAGCAAAAATTGGAGACAAAGCTTTGAGAAGACTCTCTGCCCAACCAAATCCAGTTTTCTTTTTCTTACCTTCCTTCTTATATAACTTTTTAGCTAAGTCTTTACCTTCTGTCTGTAACTTACTAGCAGTTTTATCCTGTTCCCTACCAGTCCTCTTTTTCTTCTTCTCTATATCTTCTTTCTCTTGATCCTTTTCCTTTTTATATTGTTCATCTATCCTTTCTAGTTCTTTATCCTTAATACCAAGAATCCACTCATTCTGAAACTTAATGAGTTCATTAACTTGTAAAAAGTTTTTACCTATGCTAGTAACAGCATGACCCATCCTATTAACAGACGTATTCGCAGCAAAAGCACCAGTAGCCTTACCATCATCAGATGGTACTACTGATATAAATTTTCTTAAGGTGGCTTCTGCCATTAGAGTGCGTTCTGTTGATTATCCTTAGCACGTCTACGTTCCTCTTCCTGCAAATGAGCAATCAATAAGTTAACGTACACGTCTCGCTCCCAAGGCATCATGTTATCTAATTCGGTTAAACTATACTTGTGGTGTTGCATTAATGCAAAGTTAGTCTTGTAGTGATTCTCAAGACTATCATGCATTAACGCTATGCGAAAAAAGCCGCTAGACCCTCAAGTTTAGTTTCATTCACTACATTAGTCTTAGGATTAACAACATCTATAGTATGTTCTAGTTTAGGCATCGACTCAAAGAAATTCTGAATCTTCTCGAATTGAGAATTATTCATATCACCCAAGAAGTCCAATGCTTCTTTCTTAGTAAAGGAGTCGTAAATCTCATCACCTTGATATACCTTATCTACACATGTTGCAGCAAGATCAAATATATCATCCATAGTAGGTTGATCCTTCATGTTTCTATCAACGAAAGCATTTAGGGATGGATACCTCATCTCAACCTTAATATCCTCACCAATATCAAGAATCTTTTTATGAGACCTTGGTACTACAACCTCAATATCTTCCAAATTTAATTTGACAGATACAGATGTTTCACCATCATCTTCACAAACGATCTTAAATTCACTAACCTCACCAACTGCCTTGGCACGAATTCTTAAAAATAGGTACTCAATCTCGAACGTAGCAAGATCATCTACTTTTTTAACATTTGTGCATGCTTTTAATATACTCTTAACTGCTTTGATCATCTCTTTCTCATTCTGAGATTCCATAGCAATGTAAAGCAGTTTCTCTTCTTTTACAAGAAAAGGTCGATATGAGACTTTTGTCCCACTAACAGGTAGGGTACACTCATATTCGGGCACCGCAAGCTTTGGTAAAGGCATAACTAGATTATAACGATGAAATTATTTATACCCCTTATCTAGGTTCCATATGCAGCATGGTCTTTTGCATTCAGTTTCTCAACTTCATTCTGAGAAAGACCACCCCGTCCTCTCCATCCAATCTCTCCATCAGGACCTTTCCACTTAAGAGTTTGTACATTAACAGTATCAAAACGATAACGCTCATAATAGAACTGTACGTCGATCTTCATCAAGTTTCCTGCTTCGTTATCAAGAGTCTGAGTACTTATATTAAAAGGAAATAACCTATAGAACTGATATACAGCAGTTGACTGGTTTAAAGTCGCTTTAGCCATAAAATCTTGTTCCTCTCTCTTAAAGTTAAAGGACTGTACTATATTAGATCCCCTTTCCCATTTGTATATTCTTGCATCAGTAGTATAGTCATCATAGAATCCAACAGTATTATCAGAATCGGAACCTATAACATTTAACCACATCTCAAACCACTCTCTAACAAAATTATCCTTAGTGGATAAGAAACTCATACTAATCTGTGAACTAGTCTGACCCGTACCAAATCTACGCATCATACCATGATTATTAACCTGACCAATGGTAACTGCTCTACTAGGAATAGTAACACTAGAAGAAAATAGATTAATATTACGTCTATAATAATCCTGTGTTACACCATCAGCACCATCACCACCTGCTCTTGACACCAACTTCATCAAAGTTATAGGAGGTGGTATCTCAATGGCATATAAATTCTGTCTGGATGGTTCTAATTTTCCAGTCTTTACTGCTTCCCAAAAATCATTAAAATTATTAGGGTGATTGTTAGGTGTTAAATCCATTAGACTCGACTCCAAATGAAGCTACTAGGTATATCAAGTCTCTGACCAGCAACGTTAATGACAAATTTTTCTAACGGTAACGGGATCATATCACGCAATTCTATGGGTTCTACCACTTTTATAGTTGTAGCATTTGACATTAAGTATTTATGATGGCAACGGAGGGGATATGTAACACCACCATTACCCCATGTTTTTGCTACTCCCTGTCTGACTTCTGGACGTAAATAGTGTAGATTACCGCCCCAAAAATGACCTGTAATTGGACTAATCCCAGTAACCAGAGTCATAGGATAACGATCAAAGAATGGTAACCTCTCAGTAGTAGCATTATAATTATAAAACAATATCAACCCTGCTTTTATATCTGTCTGTAAATCTGGCAATCCATAAAACATCTGTGAGCGATACCAATCTTTTGATTGTGGTTTACCACTTGCAAGATCCTTAATGTCTTTAAAGATGCTCATACTTTGAGTTCTTTTTCTGTGAGTATACGAAACGTCATCCTACGATCCTTACAATAACTATCTGCTGCTTTCCACTTAGCGTTATTAATGGCAAATGTCTTAACTTCACTAAGATATCTTTTAGTTACCTTACGAGTGTTCTTACGTTTCGGTTGTTTAGTCTGATCATAAGGTTTGATCTCAATGATGCTTTTTGTGGATCTTCCGTTTCTCGTGATGGCTTTAACATAAAAATCGGGATAATAGCGATGGATACGATTATCCACGGGAGACCTATATGGAATAATAATTTCTTCACTGCCCCACTCCAAAACGTTTTCATTTGCGTCACACCACTTCATAAACTTAAGTTCCCACAAACTCCTATAAATAACATTAGTGTGATCACCTTTGTACTTATGTTTATTTGATGGTCTGAACTTCCCTGAATAACTCATGACATCCTCCAGACTAATATATCCAGAAATTCCACCAGCTGGTCCCAGTAACAGTAATGATGGTCTAAGTGATAGATCTCGTTTTGAGACTAAGGTAATGGATTACCTTAAATTCACCATATACGATCCAAATAAACAATCACCATATAATTACATTAAAGACAGAAAGAAGTCACAAGGATCTGGTGAGTGGTCATTTAATTCGAAGGTAAATACAAAATTCCAAGGTAATAGGGTAACTGGTGATAACACCACAGGTATATGGCGTACTGTTTATTTATATCTGCCTCATCAACTTAACGAACAATATAGTACCAATTACAATAGAAGTGCTCTAGGACCATTTGGTAACTCATTACTTGCTGGTGCTCAATGGGCAGAAGATAATATAATGGGTGGAGAAGGTGGTGGTAAGGAAATAGGTGATGGTGGTTTATCGACAGCACTACTACAAGCAGGTGCAAAAACTAGAGGAAAACAGGCAGTATTCCAAGCAATTACAGGTGCATTTAATGGTGCTTCTGCTCTTACAGGTGGATCACTAGCAGATAAAGATGCATTATCAGCACTACAAAATAAGGCAGTATTTAATCCATACGAAGAAACTACATTTAAAGGAGTAAGGTATCGTAGTCATTCCTTTAATTTTGATATGGCACCTAGAAATACAAGTGAAGTCAACCAAATCCAAAATATCATCTATACCTTAAGATCTGCTATGTTGCCCACGAAGACTGGTGAAAACGATGAATGGCTAACTATCCCTAAATTCTTTAAAACTGATATTGTTCGTTTTGAGCCGAGAAAACTGGAAGATGAGTCTGCTGGTTTTAATAAACCATCAACACTAAGCATGATTATGCAATTCCCTGTCAAAATGGTATTGACAGATATGCAATTAAACCTAACACCTAACGGTCAAAATACATCACTTAAAGCATCGGGTGATAATAAGACTAAGGATTGGGGTCCTGCTTCTTATAAGATGACACTAAGATTCGATGAGACTGCATTCATAACAAACGATCTCCTTTTGGATCCAGTTGCTGCAGGTACTAGTAGAGAATCTAAAGCTGCTTGGGAAGAAAAAGAAAGACAAGAGCTGGCACGTAAGGCTGCCATTGCTGCTGAAAAAGCAAAAGAGGGTAAAAAGGTTAATAGAAGAGGTAGAAAAATTAATTAATAGGAATTATGGCAAATTATTTTAAATATCTACCTGATGTAAAGGTAAGAGTAAGCAGCATTCGACGCAATAATGTCGAACCATGGATTGTTGCCAAAAATATCTTTAGAAGAGCAAAAATCATAGATTCCGTCCAAAAGGCAATTCTAGGATTTGAGCAAGAAACTGTACAAAACAACGAACGACCCGATCAAGTCGCTCATAGATTTTATGGATCTACTGACTATGATTGGGTCGTTTTGCTATGTAACAATATTACCAATATTTACGACGAATGGCCATTATCCGAAGATCA